GGTTGATCCGGTGGTTTTGAGTTCGAATACCTTATCCTCACCCACCTCATTCAAGTACCTCACTTGTGCACTTAATATCTTTTGTCCAGCCACGTCATTACCTCTATATTTTCTTATCAATAAACGTTCCGAGTTCTCTCACAATGGAACGAGCCTCACTCCGGTCACGGTCGCCTAACGGCTCCCATAACCGATCGTCATGGTACTTATCTGTCTTTTCTGTGTATCGCTTAGTGACCGGCTTCTTCTTATCCTCATGATAAAACCGCTCAACTGTCTTCCATCGATGCTGGCAGCTATCTCTTTTACAGCGCCTTTTGCGAATAACCTCAGTCTTTCGCTTTAAACTCTCCAATACTTGCGAGTTCGCTTTACACTTCGGGCACCTCATCGCCTGATCACCTCATTCTCAAACTTAACGAGCCAACATAAAAATACTTGTGCCTTCTTGAGTGACTCAACGCCACCCTTATTCTCATACCGATACATGTATTTCATTACCGAGCCTTTCAGATACCCGGCGTATGCCTCGTCAGATAACGATGAACGAATAGCATCGATACAATCGACGTCATTCGATCGCTTTTTGGTGTAATGTTCTGGCTCATTCACATCATCTTTAATCTTGATGTTATCCGGTAGCTTCATAACAACTCTCCTGTATTAATCTGTTTAACCCACCAATGGAATTCCGACTCAGTTAGAGAGCCACGCATCTTGTTCACCGCAGAGCAAACCAAACGAATATTATTTTTGGTGTACCCTTCATCGTTGTCTACCCGATCGATACTGGCATTCTTTAGATCATTCACGTCGCCATGGTGATTCATAAATAAGTTAGTCACGGCACAACGCCCTTCTTGCCGATGCCAGAGATCCAATACGTCAGCCGATGTGATCTTCCATTTCATTTCTGGATTCAATTTACTTCTCGCGTGTTTTAAGTTCGCCGTCTTTCTGGTGAAGTACGTCTCAATGGTGCATAAGTTTGAGATGCGTTTACTCATGCTCAGTGTCCGGTCCAAATTCAAACGAGTCCTCGAACACCGCCATCACAATCTTTTCGTATATCGGTCGGTACTGCTCTAGCGTCGTCGTCTCAATATTGAGCTTCATCCGTACTTTACGATCTATGTTGTATGCCTTCTGCAATTGTTTTTCGGTATAGAGGATCATTAATCTGCCATTGACTGCATGAATGCCTGGTACTGTTTCTTGGCCTCTTCCAGTTCATCTTTTTGTTCATCAAAGTTCTTCTTGATCTCGTCGTGCTTCTCATAGAGATTAACGAAATCTTTATAAGGCATGTGACAAGTAATATCGTGCCTATCGACCTCGTTACCGACCACCCATTGAGCCGGTATTAAAATATTCCATTCAGTCCGATCAAAGCGGTAAGCCAACATCGGCAGTAGCCGAGTAGGCTTAACCGCCTCGACCACCTGTTCCCACCAATCTAATTGGTATAACCGACCACGCTTATATCGTTTAACTTCAATACCGAACCCTGGTAATCCTTTTACATCAAAACCCGATTTAGCTGCTTGATCGTAATTGCGCTGGAATTCATAAGAAGGGAACGAATCAGAGAGAAGTTTGATAAATTCCAGTTCTCCGTTGGCTCCTTTACGACGACTCTTAACTCCCATAATTTCTATCCTTTTCCGGTTTTACCGAGATTATTAAAAACATTTATTTTCTCTTTGTTACCCTTTAGGGTATTTACAACAGGGCTTTTAACTTTTAAGCTCAAACACGCTTTGATGCGTTTTGTAGCTTAAAAGCCTTATTTAACCCCTTCTGCCTCTTTATCCTTCAAGATTGCCTTCCCAATCTCATGCATTATTTGTGGCACAATTGAATTGCCTAAACACTTCAATCGGTTTACTCGATGTTCTTTTCTGGTGGTTACTCTGGGTATGTCTGGTTCACTTTCAAAACCTAAATGATCTTGTAATTGCATTGGCTCGGTATACTCAGGATCGGTATAGCCTGTTGCATATCCCATTAGCCATTCCACCCAATCAGGATTGAGATGACCTACAACTTTCTCAGTACCAACACCGCCAATAGCTGCGTTAGGTAATTGATCCATCGCTCGGCTTTTACCATCATTTCTAATTAATGACTCAGTACGATAACCACCTTTCCAATCTCTTGAGGTAGGAGTAGGTAATATTTGCTCTGGATTAAATACAGCAGCAGTTAAATTATTTTGATGTTTCTCTCGCCATTTTTTAGTAGCTTTATTTGAATCTTGTACTGTTGGTGTTGGCCATGTTGCTTCTTCTAACTGTACTTGTCCGGGCAAGCCAACTTGCTTACCAAGTGATTTCCTACGTTTATGGTATTCAATATTGGGCGTGTCAACTTTACCCATTCCGGCAGTTGGTGTTTCCCATAATCTACTCGCCATTTCAGCAGCTAAATGATTTTGTCCTTTTGGATGTAATCTCTCGGCTTCTTTTTTACTGGCTTCCATTGATGCTGATTGACTGGATGATGCTATCGGTGTTGGCCATAGTTTTTCTTCTTCATAGCCAACAGCATCTTTTAGTTTGACTCCGAATCTGACACCTTTTTTATTGACTCTGGAATATGAGTCATTTTTCTTTTCAACATTCTTAACAACACCACCCTCAGTATCGGATACTCTTGGAGTTGGCCACATATTCACTTGATCGGCTAAATTTAAACTGTGGCTGCTCTTTCCATCTTTAGATTTTCTTCTGCCAGTGGCAGTAAGTTCAGCATTAGGATGTTCAATCTCTTGTGTGGTTGGAGTTGCCCAAGTATCACTTTTGGATTTTTTTCCCGATGATCCAGACTCGATCCCTTCGGTGGGGAGCTTTTGTGGATAAAGCTGGAATAATAAACGCCGCCGTAGCGTAGCCTTCGGCTTCCAAGTCATTTGATACGAGGTCGGCCCCTCCCAGGGTGACGAAACCATTAACGTTTTCGACAACAACATAAGTGGGTCTTTTGCCTTTAATAATTTCAAACATTGACGGCCAGAGGTGCCTGTCATCTTCTGTGCCTTTTTGTTTACCGGCGGCACTCCAACTTTGACATGGCACTCCCCCACAGATGAGGTCATGGTCGGGAATAGATCGGATTGTATCTTCATCTTTAGCTAACTCCTTTAAATCTTTGAAAATAGGTACATCAGGAAAATTCTTCTTTAAAATTGTTTGACAATACTCATCAAACTCACAGAAACCGACAGTCTTATAGCCACCGGTGGCATGCAGCCCAAGGCTGAATCCACCGATGCCAGAGCAAATATCAAATACTCTTATCATTGATACCCTCTCCTCACCTTCGGTTTTAATCGATACTCGGTATTCTGCCCAGTACCTTGATGCTCAATATGTTTATGATTCACGACTGTCAATCTGATCTCTCTGGCAATCTCGCCATCCACCTCTAAGCCAAGGCGATGACATTGCTCCGCAATTAAACTGTTCACATCGTATGCACTCACCCAATCTCTATGGGCCATGCTCTTCATAATCTCCGGTAGCATTTGTGGATGCTCGACAGCATCTACAAAGTTTTCTAACCGCATTGAATCTGGATTTAATTTAACGAGGCGTTCTTCTGGCCAAGGTCCGTTCCTAGTTAAGAAACTTAAATTAATCGCACTGGTATTAGCTGCCGTCATTAAAATACCTGAGTCCATCCACCCGGTGAGTGATGATGCTCCACGAGCACCATCAAATCCGTCTTGGGTAGTGGCACCTTTTCTGGTGTGATGCACTAAGAACACACAAGGTGGTGCGTCCATCCCTAATGTCTCACTGGCAAATAGCTCATTCAGTTTCTTAAAGAAAACAGCAACTTCGGCGTTAGAGTTCTCATCGCCTACAAAGTAGTTAGCCAATGGATCTATACAAACGATAGATGGCTGTATTCGTTTTATTAATGCTTTAAGACGATTAAAGTTAGAGGCTAAATCAAGATCGCCTCTCTCAGTCCAAAAGAAATTCTCTCTGATGAGTTCCTTTTCATCGTCATTAAATGACTCAAATAATGGACGTAACCGAGAGCCAACATAGGCACCTCTGATCTCTGCCTGTAACCACAATGTCTTATGTGGCTTATCCCATTTCATATCTAACCACTTGCCGCCAACTGCGGCAGTTGTTAGAGCCTCTAATACCAATTGTGATTTACCGATCTTCGGAGCACCGACTACAAATACCCTAAACCCGGCGGCGATGAATCCCTCACCTAGAAACTCCGGTGGTTTACGATGCTCTAAATCAAATGCGTCATCTATTCTCAATACTTCGATTGGGCGATCATCAATAGGTGGAGTCCAGCCTTTCAGTCTGGCGCCTTTTATCATCACCCGGATTTCTTCTCTGGTTTGTGAGTGTGAGTAACCGGCTTGAGTTAATTTCTCACACTCCCTTAATATCGTGTCGTCACCGAGTCCTCTGGCAACGCAACTGCCAACCCAACGTAGTGCGTTATCATGCCAACTCTCATCACTTAATATATTAGTGACTTTATTTTTGCCGCGACGCCTTTCAATTTTCTCTATATGTTGTGGCTCTAGCTCCGGCAATTCTCTGAAATTAAAAAAGTCCTCAGTCGGGTCTTGCCAATTCCATTCGTAACCTGGTCCAGAGAAAATGACATAACCGCCCTTGTTCCTTAGATCAATTCCAGAGCCAGCACTGACGGTAGTATCCTCTGGCATTTTTGAGTAAATCCAATGTTGCCCACCAGATTTTGTGGTGGCTTTTAAAGGAGTCCAAGGTAGATTCTCCTTGGCCCAAGGTATCAGCGAATCGTCTTGATAAGTATCAAGGTCAACGACGCCAAAAGATTTTGGACCGGTAATAGCACCCCACATACAATCCGGGTGCTGCTTTATCCATTTCTCAATGTCTTGTTCGGTTGGTTTGTTCTCTTGATAATGCTTCCAGGGCACGAGTGGCCGCTTATCTTTACCGCAAGGAATGACATGGACATCAAGCTCACGAGATAACTCAAGGATGGCGTCTTGGACGTCCTCTTGAGTTTTCGGTTTGTCTAAGAGCATCAATCCCATAGATCAGGTCTCAACTCTGATCTTGGTATTCCTGTGATTTGCTCTACCTCAATCGCCCTCAACGGCGGTATGCCGTTCTTTCTTTTCTTCCATGAATAAATTGATTTCGGTGAAATGCCGATCTTTTTTGCTAGATCGTACACTTTGATTTCTTTCCAAATGTTTTCTGGTGTCACATTAATCCCCTGTTTTCATTTTTTAATGAAGATAACAGATGGTTTAATTATGTCAATCTTTAGGTAACAAGTTAACCAAGATTATTTTTCACAAGGCACGAAAAAATATTTGGTATTTATAATATAAATAATTATTAATAATATGATTATTGCAAAGTATTATATTTTAGTTTAATGTGTTACCTGAGGGGTAACTTTTTAAATTAAACCAAGAGGAGGATATAGTGACTAAAATGCGCCACAAACACGCAATATCAAAACGCATATCACAGTTACGAGCAAAAAATAAATACACTCAACGTACTTTAGGTGCATTAGTTGGTGTTTCACACAATACGATAAAGAAATGGTGTGACGGCGACCTGGTACCGAAAAGAGCTAACATTAAAAAACTAAGTAAAGTTTTTAATGTTAGTCCAGCGTATTTAATGTTTGGTATAGGCGATCAAATAGCGAATCCGTTAGCTGATCCCCTGACTAAAGTAGCTGTCGATATATTTCAATGTTTGACTAAATCAAATCAACAACAAGTTGTTACATTAATGACTGCACTGTTAGAGAGTCCTAAAGGGGAGGATGTATTTGCCGGTGAAAATGGAGATGCCAATGGATAGAGAGTACGAAAAAGCAGCAAGATTGACGAACCTAAAAGTACAATGCGAGCAGTACATACGAAAAATTGTTGACGCATATTGTGACCATAATGGCGATAGTTATGACTTTGAGCACGTTACAAATAACAGCATACTGCGCAGACAACTATTGGTTTGCCCAATACTAGAGCAAAGTCTAAAAAATCGTAACATATCAATCCCTAATTTTATGAAACACATGACAAGGCCAGCATTACATAAAATGGTGCAACATTGGTTAACCACATTACCAGCATACGATCAAGATGTAGATTATCCGGCTGGTGAGATTATGAATGTATTGGTATGGAGTGAATTATCAGGTACCTATGGTTATTTGATTAATTTATCAGAGAGCTATGTATGGCAAATTGAAGCAGATATGGTTATGCCAATAACAAAATATTTTAAACTGGCAAATCGTTTCTTCGAGTGCAAACAAAACAGTCAACATGGCGAAATTTGCAGAGCATGGTTGAGATTCAAACCGGTTGATATAGATCATTTACCAGAAAAATTTGATAAAATACATTTGGAATCAGTAGAAATACCAGCAATGGTCCGAAACGCAAAAAGCCGCGGAGAAGTATTGCTTAATATGGCCGAGCATCTTATTGCGAAATCACTGGATCCAGAATGCTATATCATTCCTGATGTTGAATACACAAGTGAACGTGATAAACAATTAAACATAATGATGCGACCTGAGATTCATCATATATAATTAACTACTTTACGCAAAAATAACCACCCTATTCTGGGTGGTTTTTTTTGTCCTAAAAACATTCTGTTACCTTAAAGGTTGCAAAAATAACATTTTTCATATATATTTTTTAACACTCAATTAAGGGGGTGAATATGGAAAATTTGCATGAGGCAGTTTCAGAGATTTCGACAGAAATTAGAGAACAGATCGGTGACGCTGCATTCCCATTTACTAGACAGTGGCAAATCAAATCCCCAGAAGCATTGAACGCATTTAAACACGATTACCCGGATTTATATGGCCGGTTAATGAACGCTATGCAACAAAACAGTGAGGCGTATTGCCCTACTTGTAACGAATAACACACAACTAAAGGAGTAAAACTATGCCAATCAAATTGGTAAAGGGAAGAGTAGAGACGCCCTTAAACATATTGGTCTCAGGGGTCAACGGTGTCGGTAAATCAACATTTGCCAGTCAAATGCCAAAACCATTATTTATAGACTTAGAGAAAGGCACGCATCATTTGGATGTGAATCGTGTATATGCAGAATCCGATACGCAAGTATTAGAAATATTGCAAGAATTAATCGATTCAAAACATCCATACAAGAGTGTCGTTTTAGACAGTCTGGATTTCTATGAGGCTTTAATTCATCGGTCAGTGGTTGCTGAGTTTAGTCGCAAGAAAGAAGGCATCGAGGACATTTCAGATATTGAGTATGGGCGTGGTTACTCTCATGCTCTTAAAAAGATGCGGCATACATTGGGTATTTTTGACAAGGTGATTGAGAGTGGCATGAACGTTTGCATTATTTGCCACACCCACACTGTCACCCGCCAGGATCCCCTTCTTGAGCCATACCAGAAGATCGAGTTGAAACTGCATACAAAGGCAGCCTCGCTCGTTAAAGAGTGGACATCGTTCTTGCTGTTTGCAAATTACGAAGTACGCACGGTATCTCGTGGTGAAGGGTTTAACAAACGCACTGTCGCCATAGGCGACGACAGTCGCGTTTTATTTACAAGAGGTTCAACTGGTTTCGATGCGAAATCACGACGACCTATTGTTAACGACAACGGTAAGCATCAGATCGCATTAGATTTCGGTGCTTTTATTAAATCATATAACAATGCTTTTAAAGCAGAGGAAACAAAACAATGAGTGAAGCAGTTAGCGTAGCATTCGGAACAGAGTTACAAGATATGCCGGTTCTCGGACCGGGTGAATTTCCACCACCAAAAATCTTGGATGCCGGTCAATATAAAGTGACTGTCAGTAAAGCAAGATTGCTTGATAAGCAAGATTACAAAACAGTCCTTATTGCAATGGAAGAATTAGACTCCGGAGCAGAGATCGTAAGTTGGATTGAAGTAGAAAAAGAAGGCGTACCACAAAGAGATAAATTACTTATCTTGAAGTTTGCCTTCGATTGTTTCGGTGTTGATATACCTGACTCTATTGATGAAGATGGCTTGGGCCAACTCATCAATAAGATGGGTACCGTTCAAACTTATGTTTATGAGCCAAAAAGCGGTAAACCAGCATCTAACCGAGTCCATCGTTTTCTAAAGGAATCTACGACAACTACTGCCGCACCTAAAGCGAAGGTTGCAGAAAAGAAAACTGTCGAAGAATTCTTGGATGACGGAGTTGAAGAGATCGGCGAAGAGCCATCATGGTTAGCGGATTCTGACTAATGTCTATTGAATCAATAATGGAATCAGTGGATGAGAAGATGGGAAAACCCATGTCAAGACGTGGCTATCTCGGTGGATCATCCCTTGGCAAACCTTGTCCAAGGCAGCTATGGCTCGAATGGCGTTGGTGCATGCCGCCGCTTGAGGGTGCCAGATTAGCTCGTATTTTTGCATTAGGGCATCAGCTTGAGGATAACATAGCTGAGTTTATCCGTAAGGCTCCTAATGTAAAACTACGCACCCATGAACGATCTGAGCAAATTGGCGGATCGTTCTTCGGTGGGCACTTGTCTTATCATATTGATGGCTTATTGGATTGTGCTGATGGTACATTCCTCTGGGAATGTAAATCAGCCAATTCAAAACGCTTTAATCGTTTAAATAAACTCGGTACTCAAGCAAGAGAAGAAGGTAAAACAAAGAACCTTGCTTATGACGATTGGGATGAAGTTTACGGCGCTCAAGTGCATTTCTATGGTGGCGCTATGAACGAGCAATACCCGGAAGAAGAATTGAAAGGCGCTTATGTGACTGTTTATGACAAGAACACGAGTGCCATCTATTCGGAGCAGATGGACTTCGATCCCATCATTTACAATCAATTAAAGGATAAAGCGTGGTGGTTGCTGAATTTAAAAGCACCGCCACAAGGCGCTTACTCGAAGTCGGCCTACCAGGTAAAGAATTTTATGTCGGATGAGGAGCGTGGTATTTACTTAGGTGAATACACGCCTCTGAATCCTGTATGCCGTACTTGTAAGTTTTCACGCCCAAACCTTACTGATCGAAAGAATCGCGGTCAATGGGGATGTACTCGTACTAAAAAGATCATTGATTACAAGCAGCAGTTAGCTGGCTGCTTGGACCATCAATGGATACCGGAGTTAGTTCCGGCGAAACATCTTGGCGGTAATAAATTTGAGAAGAATGACGTTGTTTTTTATAACGTCGGTGCCAATGATCCAATGGAAAACGATAACAGTTATACATCAAGTGAGATTGCGTTCTTATGCCGCAATGAATTTGATTTCGATTCAAACGAAAACTTAGTAAACATCAGAACAACATTTGAAGCAAAGAATCTAAAAGTGGAGCCGAAAAATGGATAGATTTAATAATTTAAAAATGTCTTTGATGCTGGTTACAGTGTTGGCGATATATATGTGGGCGTCTAACGAAGATTACAAAGATTACATGAAAAATAAAATACATTACTGCGAAATGGTGAACGATGGATACCCCAATTATAAAAAACTGGATTGCTAAATTTGATAAGCATTTTAACGGAATAAACCAAAAACTAATTAAGGGAAAAGATATGCAAGAAATACCTCAAGACCTCATGACACTAAGAAAGTTTTATGAAAAATATCCCAATCTTCATGCATCGCTTCCTTCGTTGCGAAACGAAGCAAGACGACGCTATGAGAATGGATTGATGGAATCGAATGTTATTATGGAAAAACGATCTGGGAGCGATCCAGAGGCGCGATCGGCTTTATTGATTAGTCCATCACGTTACTTTATGTGGTTGGGCTCTGACTAAACATTTTTTTAGATAAACTCTTGGCTCTTTTCTGTTGTGGTTTCATATACCGATCAAGCATATTGGTATTTTTCCAACCGCCAAAAGATTTGACTTCATCAACATTAGCGCCCTTCTCAAATATATATGTGGCCCAGGCATGACGAAAATGATGCAATACAATCTTTTCGTTAAATACTGGGTCAGGTTTATCTAATCCAGCCGCCCTCTTTATCATTTCAAATTTGCCAGTAAAACTATTTGCCCATTCTTTTGCTCTAGGTGCTGGAGGAAATACTCTTGAACCAGGGAACAATGCCTGTTGTGTTTTTAGTTTTAATGCTGTTTTTTTAGATACATAAATATATCGGTCCTCATTATTCTTTGTATCTTTTAAGAATATCTCAGCACCGTCATCGTCAAATGCAATTCGATCCCAGGTAAGCATAGCAATCTCATTTCTTCTGGCACCTGTCTGCCATAAGATTTCTAAGTACAATGGCGTAAACTGCCAGACCCAACCTTTAGTTTCTAAATGTTCTTTATCTTTTGCTATTTGATGCGCAGCTTGGAGCAGAGCATCAAATTCATTGTGCGTAATTAATCGCTTACGTTGATTGATTGAACGACTACGATTCATGTCATCAATAGGATTTATCAGACACCATTTTTGCTGTAATGCAATTTTAAACAGTACATCTAAAAACGTTTGATAATCGTATTTGGTTTTACTGCTCCAATTACGTTCTTGCCCTATTTCATATAAACGATTAGTAACATCATCAGTGGTAAATGTTTTTATCGGAATACCACCCCAATGATAATCTAATAAAATACGATATCCAGCTAAATACCGATTGATTTGGTATTCTGATTTTTCACCATTAACGTTTAATGATTTTGGATTCTTAATAATCCAATTAACGGCTTGATTAAAAGTTACGTTGTTTTTTAGCTTTTCTGGTATTGGCTTGTTATCTCTTATCTTAATTTTTAATTCTTCAATATATTTTTTTGCTTCGCGTGAAGTTTTGAAATATTTATGTATTTTCAAACCAATTTTTTTCTTGTTGCACCTTACTAAATAATAAGTTTGTTTTCTTATCACAACTTTTTTCGGTTTTATATTCATAATTGCCCCATAAAAATAATATTATTATCATAAATATAAACTAAACATCAAAAAAAGTGTATAACTTTTGTATAATTCCACAAAAAAACCCCTTCCCTAATCTTCCAAAGAAAATCAACAAAGAGGTTTAATATAATTAAATCAACTACTTATCATGGTGCCCAGAGCCGGACTCGAACCGGCACGTCCTTTCGGACAACGGATTTTAAGTCCATGTCTTTTATGAGTATAGCGTAATCATATTAGTTATATTAGCTTATCTAGGGGCTTATAGAGTATCTTGAGTATTATAAAATAATATAAATATGATGCATTATTGTAAAAAAAAGGAAAAATTTGTATAACTTTTGTATAACTTTTAGCTCCCTTGTTTGATATTAATAGTGGATGATGACCCACCATTAATATCTATCTTATTAATTTTCCCTTCTTGCTCCATTGTAATCGATACTGAATCACTTTTACTATTTGTTATTTGAATTGTATCTTGTACCTGGCGAATTAATTTTACCTCATTATCATTAACAAAAGTATTAATCTGAGTTTCTGAATCAAAACCGATTGCGGTACCTCTTACTCCATCAGAAGCTAATGATTTTTCAGCTTTTTTTAATTCATCTACATCTACAATTACATCCAATAAATCTTCTAAAAAATTAACATCCAAATAGTTAATATCTAACTCGGTATATTCCAGGTCATCTTCTTTTAATTCGTCTTGCTCTAATTCGTCAAACTCTAAAAAATCAACATCTAATATATTGACTGCATTCGTATTAGTTTCATTAACAGTAGATTCTTTTTCTTGAGGTGGATTTACTATGAGCATGTTATCAATCATGCTCAGAGTAAGGTCTAATATTACCGATGGCGTTGGGGTAGACTCAAAATTCATTACTGTCGTAGATTCATAAGGTTTATTTAAAATAACTTGGCCCAGAGCCGTATTGACAGTTATTTCGCCACTTGCTTCACCGGTTTCATCCGGTAAAAGTATTACAAGCGTCTCTCCGGTCTCTTTTACAGTTAAAGTAAAATCGGTACCACGAATACCGATCGTGGCTGCATTAGTGCGTATCGAGATATTATCTTTTGGTATGCGTGGTTTTTTGCTGGATATAAACCGTCCAGTGCCTTTAATAAAATTAAGAGCCATTGATGACTTGCTTGGGTCAGGATCGAATACAAATTCATCTACAACAACCTCACTATGCTGTGTGAGTCTTATAGTTGTCTCATCCCGGAACGTAACGCCCATTCGTCCATTAGCCGTCTCTAAGCGATCCATAGAGTTAAGAGAGAAGTCTATAACGCTCTCATAGGGCTTATCTCTTACTACTCTGGTGTTCCCTCTTAACTCTGTGATACTTCCAATATCAACATCCAAGGGAAGTTCCTGAGGCATCGTCTTGCTGGATACAGAAAGTACCATTATTGCCGTTAGACAGAATCTTGAGATAGCTACTATCCAATGTTGTAATTTGATCAATGTCAAATGTCCTTGAGTCGCCGTCATGCTCTATGTGAAAATATCCTTGTGCTGCACCTGATCCTACAAAATTAATATTATTAGAATCACCGTCTACGTTCATGTAATTGGTGCCGCTATCATAATTGATGTCTGCATCAATTTGATTGCTGTCACCTTGCACAATCCAATCTAAATCGGTACTACTGGCTAATGCTGTTGTTGCTAAATCCAAAGTGAACGTATTACTTCCACCTGTAATATCAACGTTTACGTTTGAGTTATCAGCACCAAACGCATTCGTTGGATCCATCTTCGATGTGAATGTATTTGAGTCGCCATCAAACTCAAAGAAACCTGTATAACTGTCAGCATACATATCGCCAAAGAATTTATTACTGTTACCGATCTGATTTATATCTAACGTCATGGACGTTCCGTCTAAATCTAACGCCGTCATGTTCCCGGCTTGTGCATTAATACCACCAATAATATTTCCTGATCCCAATTGCTCAAGATCAATATTTGCTGTAGCACCTACTTGATCTACGAATATCTCGTTATCGTCAGCGTAGGCTAACGATATTATCAATATTAAAAATATACCTAAAAATAATTTATTCATACTCCCAGTATCCTCTATCTACACCGATTAAAGTTATTTCATGTACCGCACTTTCAATTGCTCTTTGTAGAGCAATTGAAGTGCTCTCGTTCTCAGTTACCCCACCCTCAAGTTCCAATAGTTGACTGCCCTGGCTAATAAAGCGAAACACATCCTGTGATAACGAAACCGATAAAACGGTTTTACTGGTTAATGTCTCAATCAACACTTCACCAGTAGAAACCGATACCAGCCTCAATGACACGGTGATCGTATCTTCTCGCCATTGCTTGCTTGACGAGATACCTAATATTCTGCCGCCAAGACCCCCGCTCTTTACGCTAGTATCTAGAGATAACACGCCTCCTTGAATTAACAGTCCAGCCAACAAAAGAGGTTGTACCTTGCTCTCCTCGTCAAAGTTATCCCTTGTAGAGCGTATTAATTGCCTTTCCTTGGTTAAACTGTCTAAACCGACTCTCTCTACTACTTGATAGAATTTTCCATTAGCAGTGTGTTTTAAGGCTCTAATTAAGTACGCCTCTGGCGCTTGTGTGATTGCTGTCGAGAACAATGCAAACTGGCCATTGGATTTTCTTTGCCCGGTTAGGTCTTGCAGACTGTTCGCATAAACGGCGATGACTGGTTTTCTTTTGGCTGGTGGTACAGCCTTCAATTCTTCGGATTGAAGCTGAATCACCGATGCTTCGTTTATTACAATATATGGTAATCCATCTTTTTGTAGATCACTATAATTAACTGCACAACTAGAAAGTGAAAGAAGCAGTAGGAACCGTAATAGTTGTTGTGTCGCCATTCTCATCAGTAATTGTCAATGTAATTTTATCTGCTTCTGCTATGTATTCTATTAAATTGCCTTCTAACTCTAATTTACCTTCCGTGCTCGGATTCTCACCAAATAACTGATCTACTAATTGCCTTGATAGTTGTGCATAAACTCTTGATTCAAAATTACGAATAAACCGAGCTAGTGTTGTATTCTGCTGTGCTCTTGCTAAATCATCAGCATCGGATTCAATCTTTTCTCGTATGGCGTTCTTTCTGGTGTTTTCTTGATTCTCGATTGTTAGGTAATGACTGCTGCTGTTTACTCCTGAGAAACTTGGGCTTTTAAATTTGAATAATAATTCATCGGCATTACTGCTGTTTGCTAACAGCAGAAATGCGATTAATCTAATCGTGTCTCTGATCTTTCTTTTCTGCTTTTGTAATGTCATAGGTATCTATCAGTTCTGGTACTTTTAAAAGTGTTTTAAGCATGACATCGTTTCTTATTAACGATTGGTCTATCTGGCGACATCTATCTATTAAACTGACGATAATGCCGTATTGACTGTCTAACTTAGATGATAAACGCTCCTCCATAGCATTAAGTGATGCGTCAACCTTTTCGTCAACGACATCAATCTTGGCTTCCATACCATCAATAATTCGGTTTATAAGTTTCCAGATAAAGAATCCAAGGCCCAGTGCGGAAGCTACTGGAAAACCCACCTGGTTGATTAGGTTGATTATGTCATCCATTGACTAGGCCAATAATGATCTCATTGGTGGTTTACTTTGGCCTAAAAGATTTGACGTTAAATCTGATGAATCTGTTTTTTTAGGATCAAATACAGCATCTTTAGATCGAATGTTTTTTGGATCAAATATAACGGTTTCATCGCCAACCCTAATTCCATCATAACCAGCTTTTTTTGCTTGTTTTGTAAGTTCAGCAGCACCTTTACCACCTACTCTAATGTAATCGGACAAGCTGTATAAAATATTTCCTACATCCGGATAAACTGTTTTTAATTCACCAAAGTGTTCAGCCTCATAAATAATTCTATTTTTTAATGCTTTTATTGCCTTTTCTTTTGTTTCGTAAAACTCCACGCCGTCACCTCTGTTAAATAAGGGTGAGTCCAAAGTTTCATCAATACTTCTTTTTTTACCGTTAGCATCTTTAAATACATACGGTTTTCTTGTTGGGTGTTTTACACTGGCGGTAAATCCATCGGTGCCATTAGAGTTCTTTCCTTTCATTACTTTTACATTTGTGTCCACATAGTCATCTATCTTGTTAATTGTTTTTAAACCTTTTTGTGTAGGCTCGTCTAACATATCTAACTTGTCTAATTCTTTTGTCCAAAATTTAAAATATTTTTTGTCTTCTAACAAAAAATCAGAATTTGTTTTATTTGGGGATAAATCTAATATTTTACCTCTAGTAAAGTATTCACCAACATTAGGACCATAATACGATGCTTCACCAGACTCGGTTGTAAAATAATGACCTCTACCAAAAAACCCTTCATCGCGGTTGCCGATATAACTATCATCAAACTTATTTATATTTTTTGCATGAGTGCCATGATATTGAGTTTGATCTACATTAAATCCCATGTCTTTTGCTCTTTTTAGCCGAGTTGCATCATCTAGCAATCCAGAGCCTTTACTTAATTTTGTAGCTAATAATGGTGCAGCCTTTAATAACGATGCTGGATTTAACCCGGCTAATATTCCAGCTTGAGTCTTTAATGAATTAGGGTCAGCGCCCATTTGTTTTGCAATATAGTCACTGGTACCAACACGCTCAGAGAATGGTGGTAATGGCGTATTGTCTCTTTTTATTGGTGGTCCAGCTTGGTACGGACCACCAATCAGTGAAGGACGATCTGCTGGCATATCTTGCGTCATTGCTGCCGGTAGATCACGGCCAACCAAGTTAATCATATCTCCGGGTATACCGAGTAGACCAGCCGCCCTTCCTTTGAGAAACTCAGGGTCGGCTGCTAAATCACTTGAGGGTCTGCGGCGATACGGTGATCTGTAAGGCATATTAGTTCCCTAGCATACGCAAGAATTGTTTTTCTTCATCGTTTAAACCGGGTTGCTCTGGACGCATTTGAGATGCCTGTGAAACATCACCCGCTACTCTGGATATTCTGGATGCCTCTGGTAAAGCCGACATTGCTGGTGCTAGGTTGCGTTGTGCTCTACCCATAGCCATTGAAATTTCACCAGTCAATCTAGGTGAGCTACCGGCTGCAAGTAAGGCAGCCATAGCTGGATTTAATGTGGCGCTTGTACCGATAAGTGGTACTGCCGATAATCTTGGTAAACCTCGTGGCATGGCTGTTCTTAATGATTGCCCGGTCAAAGATTCTAAGATATTCGCTTCACTGCCCAGATTATCTAATTGCTTTAAACTAGATGCTCGTGCATTAAAACTGGTATTTACATTATCTCGAAGTGCACCTTGTAATTTTCTTAATGTTGTTTCTGGCATTGCTTTACCACTAGCAGAAAATACTTTTTCTAAATCACTTTGTAGAGTTATTGATTGCTCATACGCTTTCATAATATCAGCGTATTCTGGTACTTGTTTAACGATCTCGTCATACACTTTGGATCGCATACTGGCAACAAGGCGTTTTGAAGTTTTGGGCATATCCATTTTATACATATCGTCAATTAATATTTTTAATCCATCCATATTAGTGACTGTTTGTAATTCTGGGTTAGCTTTCCATTGATTTATCATTTTTTCCATATCTGTTAATAAATCAATAGAACCAGGAACCATAATAGGCGTTTCTAAAGTCGCTTTGCTTGTACCTTTAGCATAAGCATCTGCTTTTAAAGCCGCTAACTCATCGATAATAGGTTGCATATCAACCATTTTAGTTTGCTCAAGTTGTCTCATACCAGTTTGGTATTCACCGGCACGACGGCGTGATTCATCTTTTAACTTAGACATAACAGCCTCAACCACGACTTTTGGCTCTACATTGCCACGCATATTATCTAATAACGCTGCCTCGGCTTGACCACCTCTTTTAGCAGCCATAAATGCGTTGTAATTATCTAATTGGCCAGTACCTTGCAACATACTTTGTACGCGAGAAACAAAACGATTAGTTACTGGTGCTGCAACATTAAAAGCAGATTGTATGCCTTGTATACCTTGTACAACTGGATCAACCTTAGTAGCAATATTAGCTGTGTCTTTAGCTATCTGACCGGCTTTACCGCTCATCCTAGCTAATCCTGTGCCACCTAACGTAAGAATAGCAGTAGCGTCTGCTATTACTCCCATTGGATCGTTAATCAATGCCTCTTGAGCAGCGTTTAATGAGCCATACCGATTAGCTATGTATTGGCCTACTGCCTTGGCTGTGGCTTCACTTGGCTGTTCACCGGGTGTTGCTAGGTTAATAATGCCACTACCTAACTCAATCATAGAGCTAGTAAAATCAATTGGGTGTCTAATGGGATAAGTAACTGCATCAGCTAAATCTACTGTACTGCCAGGCACATTACCAAGCATAGTATCCATCTTGGGTGAAGTAGAACCTAAAGCCTCTCGATTTTCATACACATATTCTGGGCTTAATAGTTTAAATGGATCTGACGCGACAGCAGTTTGTACTGCTGATGCGTCAGTGCTTGGTTGTTGTGGTTGTGCAGCTAATCTATCTTGCTCTGCTAAAAATTGACTTAATTGATCGACAGCCATTATTTATTCTCATTCATAAATTTCATTAATTCTGGATCATTATTTTTGGCACGACGTTGTAATTCTTGTTCTACCACTTCAATCATAATCCGATCGCTATTATCAACCGCGCTTCTTCTTTGAGCCATTAAATCTTCTACAGACGACTTTTTCATCTCTTCGGTACTGGTACCAAACGTCGTTAATAAAGTTTCTTTTTCTTCTTCGGGGGTCATACCTTCATAACCCCTCAAGGATTGGTTATGTGCAATCCAATACTTTTCTCTTGAAGCCATGCTTGATTCCAAGGCATTAACTTGATCAATCAAATCATTTACCCTGGCTAAGTTTTGACTTTCATCAAGTAATGGATTAAAACCACGCGCCATTAACATTTTGGCTTCATCCTCGGTAAACGCCGCACCTAATGTTAAGCGTAATGATTTTTGAATAACGCCTTCTATTTCTTGGCGAGTATTAAGTGTTTCGTCTGGCAATAAATAATTTGGTAAAAGCCCTACAAATCTTCCAGAGATTTTATTGTCACCGCTTTTCAATGCTTCGGCAGCGCGTTTTAATTTATTTTTACTATCAAGAGAAGCAATACGATCACCGTTGTACCAGTCATTTAGTTGTTTTGCGAACAACTTATCTGTTTCTATCCAACCTGTATTTGCACCCGCTAACATCTGGCGTTCTTTATCTGTTTCAATAGTTCTATCTTTCGCTTTATTGAGTTTTACTGCTTCTCTTGCAGCTTCATCAGCCAAAACATCGGTGTATTGTGCGTTTGGATCAGTTTCACGTTTTCTGCGTAATTTCTGTTCGGCCTCAGTAAAAGCACCAGGGGTTTCTGTTATGATTTCACCTGTGTATAAATTTCTTTTGAGATTAGCATTAGCTGGTCTGCCAGCAAATACCGCTTCTTCTGGGCTTAGATCAACACTTAAATTCATTAATTCATTTTTTGGAGTATTTTGAATTAAATTTCTGTATTGATTGTTTTCTGGATTTAACAACATCGATTCATAAATAGTATTACCTTGTTGTATGCTCTTAGCTAAATTAACTGCATCTTGAGTCAACCTTCCATCGGCATCACGCATACTTTGTATTTGTGCTTTTTGTACTGGATCGAATCCTTTCAATAAAACATCTTGAGCACTTTTTGTTTCACCGATTAATTTTCTTTGATTATCCAGTAATTGAGCACGGCTCTGATAATAACTAGCTTCGGCTTTTGCAGCTTGGCGTTCCGGGGAGTCATATAAATATATACTTTCACCCAAGCGCCTACCAAAGTTCCTCGGTATATTGGTAAGTGCTTGTTGAAATAAATTAAGTTCTTCTGCCATTTTCTATTCCATTTAAGTTTGTGGCATTGCACCCAATATTTGATCTGCTTGATCGGATGTCATGCCTTGTTCTAACAAATATTCTTTCATTCTATAACGCTGAAACTCAGCGGGAGTTTTTGTAACACCGCCTAATAAATCATATTCCAAAAACTTTTTTGGTGAATCAGCTAAACGTCCAATATCACTATTATGAAATTGTTGTCTTGCAAAATTCATTGGATCATCAAGTAAACCGCCTATATCTGAATTTTGGAATGATTTACGCATACCTTCTTTTACAAATTGCATAGGATCACCAAATAATCCACTTTTGGGTTTTACTTTTTTTTCTGGTGTTTTTGCGCCGCTACCTTTCATCAAGGACAGTAATTTAATTATATCCATTATGCTGATCCCGCAAAATTAAATCCTTTAGATTTAGAAGTTTGACCAACTGGACTTGGTAACAATCCAGAAACACCGCGTAATATATCCAACATTCTGATTGGGTAATCACGTTGCTCTGCAAATCGTCCGTACTGGTCATCCATAATTCGTTGCCCTTGAGCTTGTTGCAGATCACCTACTCCACTTAATGCTGCGGCGTCACCGAAGCGCATACCGCGCATCGTGCCGCCTAAATCAGCTAACATACCTCCAGCACCTAAACGATTCTGAGAGCCCTGTAAACCGGCTGCTTGATTTAATTGTTGTGCTCTTAAATCGGCATCCATCCCAGATAGTTGTGCTTGTAGCATCGCTTGCTGGTTTAGTCGCTGTGCATTCATCTCATTACCGATGTCTTGCATCGCTAATCCAGTTGCTTGATTAAAGCCAGTGTTACGCATATCGGCGGCTATACGGCCACCAATATCTAATGCGTTACGCGCATTCTCGGCTTCTTGTATGCCTTGTCTAGTTCCACCGAAGGCGTTTGCGGCTTGAGCCGAAGCAGCAATATTTGTATCTTGTATTTGGCGTTGTCTCTCTATGTCGCTCATTGCCGCATCAATAGCGCCAGTAGTATAAGGATTCATGTAATTAGCCATATCGGTGTTTCTAAATAAACCGGGATTAACCTGATTTACCGATCCTGGACCCATTGAGGCAACCTGATTCGGTTGATACTGAGATTCATTAAATGCCGTCATAGCTGCTTGATTGACTTCGTTTTGACCGAAGCCACCTCTGGCAGTATCTACTGTTGCTTGTTGGCCTTGTAATTGAAACGGTGAGAATGGTGCGACTCTCGGTGCTTGATATGGTTGATACGGCTGTGCCGCTACTTGTTTTCCGGTTTCAAATACATCAAATAAGGCCCCTTTAATTTCGGGGTCCATTGTAGTTGTTGCTGCTGAACTATCTTTTCCAAATGCCATTATTTTCTATTCCTTCCTGTTGTTCCAGAGCGTGATCGCCCTTGATTAATTTGCGGTGTATTATCGGTTATCAAACCGGGGATTAAGCTGGATGTATCGGCTGGTGCATTACCCAATAGTGAAGGCAAATCAATTAATGATTCTCTTGCTGGTTTAAAAAACATTGTGTAATCACCAAACATACTTTCTTGGCCATCTCGTGTATTACCAGTGCCAGGTAATACACCAGTGGCGTAATCAAATTCAATGCGATTGCCTTGCGCGTCATACATATTGGAATCTAATTCACTGGAATATGGAATATCTTTAGCGTCCTCATAGGCACCATAGAATCCAGGGCGTTGTCCAGTACCGGAGCTCGCTACTGCTTGCTCGGCTACTGGTGCACTTGCTGCTGCACTTGGCATAGGTGCTTGTGGCTCAAAACTTTTGTAATAATCCATTCCGGGTTGTTGCACCATTAATGGGGAGCCATAAAATTGAGAATAATCCATACCGGTATTCGGCGCGTAAGACGCCTCCGGTAAACCGGTATCTTTTACCTGGTTATCCTCAGATTTTAAACTGCCTAATTTTTCTATCTCACCTTCACTTAATGCCATTACGCTATTTCCTTAAATAAATAGGTCCAAACTGCTTTGTACCCAAATTTCTTTCCGAGACGTTCCCAACCTGGACGTCCGGCAATCGTTATAAAATCGCATTTTGCTTTACTTGCAAAATCCTCAATAGCTGGTCTCATCTTGCCTAACTCATCTAAATTACCAGCCGATAAAAATAAATGCAGCGAACGTTTCTGTGGAAACTTATTTAATTCAGTAATAATGAAACTGTCCTTACCTGGCCAGAAAATCATTGACTGATTACTGATTCCATTAACTACATCTTCGTATGTGTGAGTACCAGGATTGTATTTTAATGCCTTCTCTATTAGTTTCTTGTATGGCTTTAAGAACGTCCTTACATCACTCATACTGTACTCGCTGACAGCGTACCGCTGTCGCTTACTTTTACTTCATATCTCGTGCCGTTTGGACTCTTGATAATCAGCCTTGCTGCTCCTACTTCTATGTCTTGATCTCGCTTATGATTTTGCACATCAGCGAGTTCAAGTGTTAAATTCTTTTGTCGTTCATTTTGTGCGTCGTATTGCTCTGCAACATTAGGCAACCTCATCTTCTCGATCCTTGAGCGACATCTAATCTCATGGTGCCAACACGCCAATCAGCGCCTATATTGCCCTCTACACGCATCTCTACCTGACGCCCAGTAAAACGTACTGATGTCGGGTTAGCCATTGTGTATGGGCCATGTGTTGACTCAGAGGCATTCGGATACAATCGCGTTTTAAATTTAGCGGTTACATCGCCTTGTGTTTTCTCATCTGGGATTAATGATTTAGCAACCATTAATCTATCACCGGCACCAATCTCTATTGGACCACTCTCTGCAAATACAGTGGCCGAGTCATAATCAAAACCAACCTCATGTTCATATATCTTGCTATCAGTACCGACCATGTTCGGGTAAATAAATACCCCGGCGTCTGTTCCGGCTGTTCTGGCTAATGAGCCGATTGACCAATGATTCTCTCGATAGTTGTATGAAACGTATCGATTGTTTTCTGTGGATGACGATGATGGATAAAACCACCATATCTCTTGATGGCCTGAGTTCTTAACTGCATACACTTTTGATCGTTGTGCAGTATTGATATCACTAAATACATAATCACCGACATCACTCGGTAATGATCTCACTGAGCCGTCGTATAAAAAGAATGAGTTTTTACCCATCCAGAATGCTGCTGTGTCTGTGGTAGCGGCAGCATTGGCTGACGCAATACCACATCCATCACCGACTTTACTAATACCATAAACGTACGGTGGACCCTGATACGTTGCTGCATGACAATCAATATCGGTAAACAGAAGGGTCTGCCCTCTTGTACTGATTGCCGTAATTAGATTCCCGGCTGTTTGTAACACTAATGAACCAGCTTGATTGGTTGCCGCTGCTGACCAGGTATTGTTATCTTCTTGATCCGACCATTGCACTTTGTTGCCAACACCGCCCGCTCCTAGTGCAAATACAAATCGCTCATCAGTAACGAATATTGCTGTGTTACTTGTCGGTGCATTACTTAATACTGCGGCAACTGCTCCGGTGTTTAATTGCCATTCATATATCTTGCCATCGGCGTTTGAGCAAGCTAATAAATACTGGCCCCAAGGGTGCAATGACCAGGTAGTTGCTGGTGTGTAAGTTCCTGAGTCTGGTCTTGGTGTACCAAATTCATTGTCGCCGTATGTCAATGCATTCCAGCCTAAGTTTTGTACGGCATCTGCATTGCCTGTAGTAAAACTGGTTGGTGTGATGTCGGTAATCACATTTGAATCATTTACAAAATATAATTTTGATTGTGTGCCAGCGGCAGTCTGTCTGCCACCGGCATTATTGGTCCAAGTCAATAACGCACGACATACACCAGTAAATGCCGAGGTAGTACGTTCTCGCCAACCATTAACCGGTTGCATACCGCCCTCATACCATCTTACTAAATTACTGTCATTCCAACGGCCTGAGTTTTGTAGGTCTGTGCCGTTCTTAAATACGCCAGGTGGTATTGTCAATGGTACTAATGGCATACTCGATACTCTCCTGTCTCGATCATTTCACATAACTCGTCAGCACGATCGCCTACTTGATTGGCCCAACGGCTGTCATAGAAATGCATAGATGCCGCTTTATAATCTTCTATCTCCATTGCATTTAAGGCGTTCTTAAAATTCAATAGTTTAGTGATACCTAAGTTAAAACAAATATCAATAATGGCGTCACGTCTTACTTCGTCTAATTCTAAGAACCAAGGAAATGATGCAGATAACTCATCAATAACCCGATGGACGTCATTAACTAAAAGCATACTTATCTCGTCATCGGATAACCCTAACCCGCCAGCGCCAATCGCTCTGCCTATCCCGATTGTTTCCATTCCAACCGAACATTTATAAACGTGACTTCTCACCCCTTCGTGCCGGGTGATCATTTTTATTAACTTTTCCATAACTTCCTACTTGTCGTCGCTTTTTTGTGACGCACCGAAAAAGAAACTAATTACAGCACTTGCTAGACCGCCTAAATAACCAAGCACCAGGTTAATTAATGCCTCACTGTTTTGTTCTGGTGGCTGAATAGTAACGAGGAAGATATATCCCATGAAACCACCCACAACAAATAAGGCCATAATTCTTGAGGTCCAGTCTTTACTAAATTTGTTTCTGGCATCCTGTACGTCTTTCACTTCAAGGCTAAAAACATCAACCTCAAGTTTTTGCATTTGTATCTCAAATTCAGCCTCAACTTTTTTAACTTCTAGTAATTGTTCTGGGGTTGCTTCGGCAACAGCTTTCTCGATTGCTTTGGGCGTACTTTCACAACCTAGCACCTCTGCAATCATAGTAGCTGCGGTGCCACCCATGGGTCCGGCTAATGCCGATCCTAATGTCGGTGCAATACTGCCAATAAGATTTTTAATGTTTGAAAATTTCATATTTCTTGATTAGTTCCTTAATGGTGTCTGTTTCATAAATACGAATTAATGTCCATACAATAGTTAGTGCTGCTGCCAGTGGTGGCAGCCAGCCTAACACTGACCCGGTAGTAGCTGAGACGGCTACAACGTCAATGGCTGTTTTAGTCTCTTGATCCATCACTCTTCTCAATAATTTGTGGCTTCTCAACCGAATCAATTAAAAGATTAGTGAAGGTGCTCATTGCTACCTCGCGTTGGCCAAGTTGCATTTTAATGGCATTGACCTGGGTCTCTAGATCACGAATCTGCATAATTAGATACTTTTGATTTTCCGATAAATCTTGCTCTGGAATTTCTTGACCATTAATTGAAACTACATTGCTTTTCTGATCCATGTGATCTCCTAGCTATTGTTAGAAATATATGTATTACCAGTAGTAATCGCTGTAGTGTAAGATGACTTATCATCACTTGCACCAGCTACATCAGGTGTGTCACCAGTTCCGTCATACGCAAGAATAGTAGTTAGATGATCTACGTTTGCTTTAACTCTAGCGTTTGCATCGGCTTGTGTAACTCCAGCAGATGGATCGGATGCTGCAATATGCGTTGATGAAAGTCCGTTAGAGTTAATATCATTAATTACTGTTACGCTATCTGTAGCTGCTGTTAAACATTCGCTTACTGTTTGTGCCATTTTATTTTTCCTCGTTTATTTGTGCTTTTAATTCTTCAACTTGTGCTGAGAGTTCTTGTACTGC